ACTATAGAAACATCAAATAACCTGCCGATTTTATTAATGCTTCTTTTATGGACATCACCATCTTGAGTCCACTCATCATCTTCAACTGTAAAAGCAAAAGACGATTCGTACAATAAACCTCTACGCATAAGTTCAGCGACATCGTTACCTGTAGAAGTATTTGGTAAAGTTCCATCATATTTTAATCCTCTCTCATCTACTGAGAGTTTAAGTGTACCACCTTGATTCCTGTCTAATATAGCGTTAGAATCGTGATTGAAAGTTAAGATAACATTGTCATCTAGCCTTCCCTCGAAAGCACCTTTAGAAATAGACTCTCTAAAGCCTAAATCTCTACTTTCGTGTTCAAATAAAGCAGCATATCCGCTAACTGTAACTTCGTCAGAGTTTTCACTCATACGAACTTCACAATCAGAAGAATATACTCTTATTTCTTTGTTATTTTTCATATCTATAAGTTTATTCTGATATTTTCTGTCTAGATGTGTCTTCACCTAATCGGTCAAGAGGCATCATATTAGATTGCATATAAACCTTTTCACTTTCTTCACCCATAGGGTTCATATCTTCAAGCGACCTAACCTCATCAGGTGACATTACACCGATGTTTACCAATGTTCGGTAGTAATCAGCTCTACTCTTAGAATCTCCTCTAAGAATCGCTGTAAGGTTAAACTTAAAGTATTCAGTTCCTCTTTTTTTACTAGGAATAAGTTTAGCGTTAAGTTCGCTTTCAATTCTTTTTATCCAAGGAGTGATAGTATGTACCACAAAATCAATTTGCTGTGCCTCTATATTGCTATAGGTAGCTCTAGATAAATCGTTTACAAGGTGATTAGGTACTCTAAAGATTCTACAAATATCACTTACTTGGTACTCTCTAGACTCAATAAATTGAGCTTGATTATTTGGAACAGTTCTAGCAGTCCAATCCATCCCTTCTTCAAGGATTGCAGTTTTACCTGCGTTAAGAGTTCCTGAATAGTTAGAGTTCCAAGATTCTTTTAAGCGTTTAGCAGTCTCGGCTTTAAGGGTGCCTGGATGTTTTAGTATTCCTCCCAACTGTGAGCCGTTCCTAAACCAAGATCCTGCGTGTTTATCTAATGATATTGAAATTCCTAATGTTTCTGCTGCTGATTCGATAGGTGATTTACCTACTATACCATCAAATGACATACCTTTTACGTGAATCATATTGATAGATTGAACTTTACCTGTTATTGGGTATGGAGTATCAGGGTTTTGTATAACTTCATAATAAACTCCCCTCCCATCAGGTGTAACATATACTTCTACATCATCAAATTGAATAGGGTGTAGTCCGATTGGTAAACCACCTGCATTTCGCTCTATATAAGCACAGAAGTTACCATCAAAACTTAAATCAACCAAAGCTCTTTCAAAAAACATAAAAGAGGTGTATAACGGAGATGGTTGTTCACCCACTAAATTATTTAATGGATCTGATTTTAATTTAATCTTCTTATTATCTTCATCTTTAGAATAAAGGCAGATAGGAAGGGAGGCTATTGTTTCGGATAGAACTCTAGCACACGACCAGACTGTCGATATGCGAATTGCTTGTTCTTTTGATACTCCCTGTCCTGAAGCATTGCCGAAAATGCCGTTAAGCACAGTTTGACCAAACGCAGAACGAGTTTCCTTGTCCGTGTTGGTTTTTTTGTTTGTAAAGAAATCGAATAGACCCAAAGCTGCTTGAATAGTTATACATTAATAAATAGTAAAAACACCTAAATACTGAACCAATATCACAAAGTTTTTTTCAAATATTTTAAGGTTCTTGATAATACTCTATATACATATCGCTCTGAAACACCTTTTATAGCTGATATTTGCGATATTTTAAGTCCGTATTCAAATCTGAAATAAATTATGTCCTTACTCATACTATCCTCTATAGATAATGCCTTTTTCCATAAATCATCGGCAGTACCATCGTATTCAAAATATGCAGGAGCATTCATAAGACCCTTATCACGATAAGTCTTGTGAAATGGTGATGTGTTTGATAAAACTTGATTTGTTGTTACTCTAGCTATGAAATACTTTAGTTGATTAGTCTCGTAGAGTGATTGGATGGTTTCTTCTATCTGTGTAAGGAGGATAACATTGATTTCTTGAATCAAATCATCCACAAGGTGATAGTCTTGGTTTCTACCTGCAACTGATTCGCAGATTTGTCTTATAGAGTCTTGCTCTTGAGCTATTATCTCATCTTTAGATAAAGAATATCTCCCTGTCATCGTATGCTGATCCACCATTATTTTTGTTTTGCATAGCCTCTGACAGTCCCATCAGACAAGCTACAATTCCATCAATCTTATCATTTGATTTTGCTTTGTTTGGTTTTACGTTTCCTGCAGGGTCTAAAGCTAAAACTACGTTAGACATCATCCATCTAAGCACAGGGTTTCCTCCGTGACGGATACTTCCTGCTAATATTAATGTTTCAAACTCCTTAGTAGCAGGAGACATTGTTCTGTAACCTTGACCTACAGGAATCATTGGGCAACCTTCTTCCGTAAGGTCAATTACAATCTGTGATGCGTTCCACCTATCATAAGCTATCATTTGTACATCAAATTTCTCTGATATGTCTCTTATTTTTTGCTTAATGTAGTTGTAATCACACACATCTCCTGGAGTAAGGTCCACATAACCCTCTCTGTGCCATTTAAGGTAGTCTACTTTATCTCTCTCTGAGCGTTTATGAGCGTTGTCAGAAGGTATAAAAGAGTGCATAATTATGTCGTAACTACCCTCTTTATCAGGAAAAAGTAGTGCTAAACAAGTAATATCTCGTGTAGAAGCTAAATCTAAGCCAACATAACAGGGTTTACCTAGTAACCTAGACTCTGTAACACCTTCGTCACAATCCATCCACTTCTCATCGCTAATCCATTTAGTTTCATTAGCAACCCACTGATTAAGATGTAGCCTTCTAAAAGTATTCTCATAAGATGGCTCATTCTTAGCCTTTACTGATTGTTGTTTCATATACTCCTCAGTTATGATAGTACCATAACCAGGATTTGCTTTCTTCCAAACTTCTTCGTCAAAAATATCGTCTTTTGGGTCAGCTTCGTAAACTACACCTAAAAAAGAATCATCTTCAATTACACCATCTATAAGTTTCTTAGAATAATCATACAGCTCTTTACAAATGTGATCCTTTTGGTGACCTGCTCCTGCCGTAGTAATTCCTAGCATAAGAGGTTCTTTTCTAGCACCCATAGATGTGAGTAGTACATCGTACAAGTCTCTATTCTTGTGAGAATGTATCTCATCTAGTAGACAGCAAGATAAGTTTAGTCCGTGCTTAGTGTCTGCATCGGCTGATATAACTTTGTAGTACGATCCAACTTTATCGTAAGTTATAGAATCTCTATAAGCGTTAGAGCGTTTAAGAAGTTGTGGCTCCTGAAGTACCATTTGTTTTGCAATAGAAAAAGATAATCTAGCTTGTTCCTTATCGGCTGCGGCAGATACAATCTCAGCACCCTTCTCTCCATCTGAAAAAAGCATATAGAGTGCGATACCTACCATTAAGTTTGTCTTACCGTTCTTCCTAGGAATAAATACAAAACATTGTCTAAATTTACGTAAGTCAGTTTTCTTAGACTTCCATCCAAATAGTGGTTCGATAATGTCATCCTTTTGCCATTTCTCAAGAATAAACCTTTGACCTGCTAAGTCTCCTTTAACGTGCTGACAGAAAGTTTGAATAAAATCTACAGCTCTCTTAGCTGCTTTGTCATCAAAGTAGTATTTATCTTTATCTATGTGATGAAGATTATTCATCGCTGTTAAAGAAATTTTCTATTTTAATGTCAGGTGTATTTGCCTGATTCTCTATAGCATTCACTTTAGCTCTACTCGATGGTGTTAAACCAAATTCTTTGAGTAGTTGGAAAACTCTTACGAAAGCTTGATTGGCTATAATGACTTCAGGTCTTTGTATCGATTTAGTATGACCTTCTCTTGACGTTACGTCTTGTGTTGGTCCTAATGTGTTTATAATTTCCTTTGCTTGTTTGTAATCGCCATAAGCATCACACAGCAATGTAAGGGATAGTTCGTCTGCTTGAGTTAGAACAGACATATCGTGTAACATTATGCTTAACTCAAAAAAAGATTTCTGTCCATCCTCAGACAACCAAGTAGGTACTGGAGGGATGTTTAAAGGAGATTGTGGTTCGTTAGGGTTTATTCTATCATCCCTTAACGTGCCTCGTTGCCTTTTTATTTCTGTAGGTAATCTTTTCATCTTTGGTAAACATACAATAAATTATTTAGGTAAACAAATAAGAAAGAAAAAAAGTAACACAAAAAAAGAAAGAATACTCTTTATCCTTATCCTTATCTTTATAGGGGTATCGTTGACCCCAATTAGACCCCATTTAGACCTCAATTAGACCCCAATTAGACCCCTAAACTTTAAATTACTGATAATCAGGAAGATGTATTTTTATTTGTAATTTTTAGGTCTTTTTAATAATACTTTAATAACAATTTTGTACATTTGTCAAGTCAGTAAGTGGTTAAGGCCTTGAGTGGTAGTGTAACTCATTATAATCTCGTTCACTAGACGATACTGTCGAATAGACTTGAGCCTTAATTATTTTAGGAATAGTACGACCTACTATCTAAAACATAACAAGTCGGTTATGATCCTAAAGACCCATAGTTTAAATTGGTAAAAACATCATCCCTAGTCAAGATGAAGATTGCAGGTTCAAATCCTGTAGGGTCACAACGAGAGCTTCCTGCGTGAGTGGAGCATAAAAGTCCTACCTCAATTAAATATGGGTTTTAGTTATCAGTAGGTAGGCAAAGATTTTTAAATTGGGATTTAAGAATCAGCATTTGAGGAGGGGAGGTTTGGTTGCTTCCCCTTATCAAAAAAAAACAAAGTTATGGCAGATACTTATATTTACGCAGTCGCAATCATATTGCCGATTGGATATATATTAGCGATGTACTTTACAACAAAGTAGGGTGGTGGAATGGCAGACACACCTTCTTGTCTCGAAGGTAGAGGTAGCAGAAATGTCTCTATGTAGGTTCGACTCCTACCCCTACTGCTAAATAAATAATTATGTCAAAATTTGAATGTAGCCTGTGTGGTGAAATAAAAGAACTTACTAGACACAAGTTAGAAGTCATAGATGGTAAAGTAGTTTGTCCTGATGCGACTTGTTGTGATGAGTATATGAAAAGTATAAGAGAAAATAAAGGGTTTGGTGGAATCATCAAAAGACCTGATGGAAAAATAGGTGGTAAATTTTAAGACTATGATAGAACCAATCACAACAGTATCATTTGGATTGTTAATGTTCCTACTTGGATCTCTCCTAATGCACATTAAAGAAAAGTAATAAGCACCTTCGGGTGTTTTTTTTTGCTCTATACACTAGGGTAGGGGAGAACCCCAAACCAGTTCAAAATACTGACAGGGTGTACAGGAAGG